CGGCCTATGCGGTGGCGTTTGCCATCCACACCGGAGCCACTGAAATCAGCCTGTTTGGCATGGACTACACCTATGCCAACGTGCACCAGGCCGAAAAGGGCCGAGCATGTGTGGAGTTCTGGTGCGGCCAGGCCCACGCCCGAGGGATCAGGATTCATCTGCCCAAGAACACGACGCTGATGGACGCGAGCAGCACGCGCGCCGCGCGCCTTTACGGGTACGACACGCTGGACGTCAATTTCCTAACGCAGGCCGATGGCATGGTCAAGTTGGAGTTCGTGCCGCGCGAGACGCTGCCGAGCGCAGCGGAAATAGAGCGCAATTACGACCACTCTGCGCCTATCAAGGACCAGCACCAGCGCATCGCACCCAAGGTAACTCCTTCGGGAGTGCGAGTGAGCGACAGGTAACACAGGAGGACGAAATGCTATTCAAGATTTTGCACGACTTTCGTGGTAGCCAGGACGGTTCGGTTTCCACGGACTTCAAAGCAGGGACCGAGGTAGAGATAAGCGACTACCTCGCGCCTCATGTTGCTGAATGGGCCCGGCCTGTGTCTCATGTGGTGGAGGTGCAGAACAAGGCAATCATCACCGACGGCGCTCCTCGGAAGAGAGAAAAAGCGCATCGCTAGCCTACGCCAAGAGCCTGATACCCGCCGGCTGTTTGATGCGCCCAGGTTCGCCCGGGCGCATTGCACAGCAGACCATCGGCAGCCAAACCAATCGACCCCAGGAGAACACACCATGCGAATTGAATGCACAACCACCTTTCTCGATGGCCGCGAGCGGTTCGAGAAGGGCGACGTCTTCACGATACCTGACGCTGACGCAGCGCGGTTCCTGAAACACGGATGGGCAAAGGAAGTCGGCGCGCCCGAGTCCGCAGCGACCCCGTCCGACCCCGTAACGCTGGACGTGCAGGGCGTCGAGCACACACAAAAGGCGGTGACCCGTGGCTAAATTCGTAATTGATGCGTCGATTGACGCAATGCTCGCGTACCTGGCCGACTGCGATGAGATCAACGTCTGCTCGGCTCAACCCACCACGTACACCGAGGCGATCACCACGTACTCGCTGGCTGACATCGCGGTAACCCCTGGGAACGGCAACGGCGATTTCACGATTGCCAATGGCGACACCAGCGGGCGCAAATTGACCGTTGCGGCGCAGTCCGGCGTGCTGATCGACACCAGCGGCACGGCTACCCACATTGCTGGCACGAAATCGGGCGATACGACGCTGCGGTGGGTCACGACCTGCACCAGTCAGGCGCTCACGGCCAACGGGTCGAACACGGTCAACATCCCGGCGTTCGACGACGAAGTGGCTGACCCGAGTTAAGGACCACACCATGACACCAGAACAATTCGCAATCCTGACACCAATCGTCTTGGCTGAACCAAGCCTCACCCAGGCCGTTCTGACTGGCAACGACGCCATGATCGCTGCGTGGTGCAATTCTGCCGCAGTGCCTGCGTTTAGCGTGTATCGCACGGATGTGACTGCCGAGGAACTCGGGAACGCGTGGCAGGGTACCGACATCGACGGTATGTCAGCGTTGAACATGCAGCGGCTGCAGTTGCTGTTGGCATCGTCGCCGTCTGGTGTTTTCAATATGTCCCGCTCGGATCGGCGCGCCGGGTTCGAGAATCCATTCGGGACCAACGCCAACAATGGCTCCAGGGTTGCGATGCGCGCGATGTGGAGACGTCCGGCAACGAACGCGGAAAAGGTGTTCGCTACCGGCCCTGGCTCGGACGCATCGCCTGCGACGATGGTGTTCGAGGGGTCTGTGAGCGTGGACGAAGCCGGGCACCTGAGGTAATCCAATGACAACGACAACGCTAACCAAGACCGCTGCACAGGCGCTGCTGGCGCACACGCAGCTTGCAACGGCCACGCAGGCGGTTGGCTCTGCTGTGGATGTGTCTACCAAAATCGGCCCTGCAGTCGCGATGGTCAAGATGGGCCGGACTGTTGCTACGGCGCTCGGCAAAAACGTCACGTTTCGGCTGGAGGGCTCAGCAAAAACCAGCGGCAACGATGAGTGGTACCCGATCTATGAATGGGCCAGCGGAAACGGCTTGACTGCGGCGAACGCCAGCACAGTCAACGACGCCGCGTTCACTGCCGGGGACACGACATTTGTAATCACCAGTGCGACCGGGATCACTGGTGGTGATCTGCTGTACCTGCGTGAGACGGGTACACCAGCGAACTCCGAGTGGGTGCGCGTGGGCTCGGTTTCGGGGACAACCATCACACTTGAGGAGGCATGCACGCGTTCGCACACCAACGGCATCGCTACTACCGATCTGGCGGAAATGTGGAGTATCCCGGTTGATCTTGCAGGACATACGCGCATTCGCTTTGTCGCCAATGCAAATGACGTGACTGCGAGCGGACAGACCGTTGATGTAATCGCCTGGCTCGTCACTGCCGACAGCGCATCTACAGCTTGATCCCCACGCTCAGGGCTGACACATGAGCATCATCCAGCGTGTTCCTTGGAGGGTACAGCCGCAGTATCCGGTTGCGCCGAACCCGGATATACCGCTTCACACGTTCCTGACACCCGTTTGGGCGAATGCTTTAGCCGAAGGTGTTGCCGGTGCTGGATGGCGAACTGTAAAAGGTCCGTTGTGGACTGCAAAGGGGACAACCTACCTATCGTTTAGCCTTGCACAATTTGGCCGAGCAGTAAACCAGACAACATACGGATACTTCGAAAGAACGAACCCAATAACTACGGGAGCGCGTTCGTTCGGGATTGTCTTTATCCCATCTGGCGCGCCAACAGCCGGCATATGGTCAGCCGCTGATACGTACCGAAGTGGTGGCCCGCGCCTCCTTCTACAGCAATTCGGGACAACTATCCGGTTTCTGGCTGGTGCGGCGTATATCTGTACCTTTACTGGGGTGGCTGTTGCAGGGAAGCCGCTATATATAACGTGGTCAATTTCTAATGTCGCTGCAAGTGCGGCAACAGTAGTAACACTTTGCATAAATGGTGAGGTAAAAACCGCCTCCATTACCAATAATGCATCGTCTGATGCTAAGGAATTTTTGCTGTCCGGGTATACCGGAGAGGTTGTTGGTGACGTTGGTGAATTTTGGGGCACGAACACGCTGCTTTCAGCAGCACATCTTCAGGCGTTATCGACTTCTTCTGGCTTTTGGGGCGGTATTTACGCCCCCCAGACCCGCAGGATATGGGTCCCTGTCAGTGCGGGTGGTGGGACTACGATCACAGTCCCCGACTCCGCGCACGCCCACACCCTCGACAACGCAGTCCTGACATCCAGCACACTGCTGGCGGTGCAGGACATGGCGCACGGTCATGCGCTGGACGCGCCGACCTTATCGACCGATATCGCACTGACTGTTGCAGACAGCGCGCACGCACACACCCTAGACAACGTGGTCCTGTCCACGACTGGCGCCACCTCGCTGACGGTTGCCGATCTGGCCCACGCGCACACCATTGACGCCCCGGCGCTGACCAGCGAGGCGTATCTGGCCGTTGCCGACTCCGCGCACGCGCATGCACTGGACAACGTAGTGGTGACGCTGGGCGGCACGACGCTGGCGGCGGACGAACTGCTGCACGCTCATACCCTGGACAACACGGACCTGACGATCGACACGTACCTCGCGGTTGCCGATGCGTTGCACGCCCACGGGCTGGACGCGCCAACGCTCACAGCCGAGGTTGCGCTGGCGGTGCAGGACGCGTTGCACGCACACGCGTTGGACAACGTGACCGTGACCGACGCGGCGCAACTGGTGGTACAGGACGCAGCGCACGCGCATGCACTGGACGGCGCCGTGCTCACGCTGCAGGATTGGTTGACTGTGGCGGATGCGTGGCATGTGCAAACCATTGACAACGTCGCGCTCGTGGCTCCCGATGAGACGCCAGTTGTGCTGGGTTCCCTGGCCGGCAGCACCAGCAGAACATTCCCCGCGAGGCCGGCCGCAACCAGCACCGCCACCCGCAGCAACCGCCAAACGACACGCAGGTAACAGGACACCATCATGGGCATCAAAGTCATCACGCCGCCTGCCGCGCTGCTCACCATCGCCGAGCTGCACCTGCAGCTCAAGCTCGACACCGGCGCGTTCGTTGTGCACCCGGACGACACGCTGCTGACCACCAGGCTGCTGCCGGCCGCCGCTGCGTATTGCGAGCACGCCAGCAATCGCAGCTACGGCAGCCAGACGCTCGAGCTCGCGCTGGACGCGTTCCCGTCCGGCCCGATCGCCCTGCCGCGCGGCCCGGTCACCAGCGTGACCAGCGTGACCTACGTCGACACCGCGCAGGCCACGCAAACGCTCTCCAGCAGCCTGTACACGCTGGACGACTACAGTCCCGAGGCGTGGCTGATCCCGGCCTACGACACCACCTGGCCGGACGTGCTGGCTACGCCCAACGCCGTCAAGGTGCGCTACGTCGCCGGCGCCGCCACGGTGCCGCCGAGCGTGCTGTCGGCGATGCTGCTGCTGGTCGAATACTGGCACGACAACATGGGCGCGTATGGCGTCGGCACCATGAGCGAGGACGTGCGCCGCGGCATCGACGCGCTGCTGCAGATCGACCGCGACTACAGTCGCGTTGGAGGCGCCTGATGTTCACCCGGCGCATGGATCAGCAGGTCACGCTGCTGAGCCGCAGCGTTGTGACCGACGCCGTCGGCCAGGACACCATCACCTGGGTCGAGGTCGCCACGGTCTGGGCGCAGCGCATCAACCAGCGCAGCGCAGAGGCATTTGCCGCCGCGCAGATGGGCGACGACGACGTGGTCGAGCTGCACATTCGCTGGCGTGCAGACGTCCAGACGACCTGGCGCCTGGAGTGGGCCGGCCGCGCCTACGACATCACCAGCGTGAGCGATTTTGGCGGGCGCAACGACCGTACGCGGCTGCTGTGCCGCCGGGGAGTCAAAGATGGGCGCTGATGTGAACAACGGCACCGTGCGCCTGCAGGGCTTTGACGACCTCGCCGCAAAACTGCGTGCCATCACGCCGGCCCTGCGCAAGCGCGTGTTGCGCAATGCGCTGGCGGCTGGTGCGCGGCTGGTGCGGGACGATGCCAGGCGCAATGTGCCTGTGTTGTCGCCATCGGTGCGTGCGCCGTACCGCACGCCAGGACTGCTGAAAAAGAGCCTGGTGGTGCGCACCAGCAAAGATGCGCGCAAGGCCGGCGACGTGGGCGTGTTCGTCAACGTCCGCCCGGCCAAGGGCGCAAAGTACAAGACCACCACCGGCCGCGTGCTCGGCCTGAAGGTGCGCAGCCGCAGCCTGGTGCGCGCCTCGCAGCGCGGCGCCAAGAGCAAGCTCGACCCGTTCTACTGGAAATTCGTGCACTTCGGCACGCGCAAGATGGCCGGCCGACCGTTCCTCGCCAATGCCGCCCGCCAGCTCCCCGCGGCGCTGCGCATCTTCGAGGACAAGGTAAGCCAGTGGTTTGCCAAGAACAACGCAACCGGGAAGGTCCGGCCATGAGCCACTCAGCCATCAATGTCGGTATCGAGGTAGCCAAGTCTCTGGGCTTGTCCACCGAAAGGCTTTGTTGCTTCACGATCAAGTTTGAACCCCGCCAGCTTGTCTCGGTTGAGGCCGAGTACCTTGTGACAGATGCCGAGATGCTTCAAGGCTTGCTGACGCACACGGTCAATTTCGAACTCAAGGCCAAGCCATGAGCCACGGTGCCGCCTTCCGCGCGCTGATCGCCGCCGACTCTCCTGTGGTCGCGCTCGTCGGCACGCGCATCGCGCAAGACCGCATCGACCAGGGCAAGAGCCGGCCATTCGTGGTCTACGGCATCAGCGCCATCGAGCCGCAACGCATGCTCGACGGCACCGTCATCAAGACCCGGGTGACGCTCGACGTGCAGTGCTGGGGCGATACCCGCCTGAGCGCCGACGCGGTGGCTGACGCCATCACCACCGCCGTGCGGGCCGTGGTGACGCAATCCGTGTCCGGTCGGTCGACCGCGTACGACGGCGACCTGGACCTGGAGGCGACCGTTCTTGTCGTGGAGTGGTGGGAATAGCCACCTGGTTTCCGTTCCCCGGCCGCTTTCGAGCGGTCTTTTTTTTGACTTTTTGAAAGGGCCACATCATGGCAGCAGTAGTCGCCGACGGCACCATCGTCGCATATGCATCCACCTACGGCGCGTCAAAAGACATGACCGCAGTCACCAACGCCAATCCGGCGGTTGCCACGCTGGAGGCCAGCCACGGCGTCATCGTCAACGACATCCTGGAGATGTCGTCCGCCTGGCCCGACCTGGACGACAAGATCCTGCGCGCCAGCGTCGTCAGCACCAACGACGTGTCGCTGGAAGGATTCAGCACCGCGAGCACGACCAAATTTCCGGCCGGCACCGGCACTGGGACCGTGCGCGAGATCACCGCGTTCACCAACATTGCGCAGATCACCGGGTTCACCTCCGAGGGCGGCGATCCGGTGTTCCTGGATTACCAGTTCCTCAACGAACTGCGCCAGCGGCAGATCCCGCTGTCCAAGAGCCCGATGCGCATCAACATCGTGTTGGCCGACGACATCACCCTGGCGCAGCAGGCGGCGATCAAGGCGATCGAGGATGCCGGCGTGCCGGTGGCCATGCGGATCACGCTGCCCAACGGCGCCAAGATTTACTGCAACGGCTACTGGACCATCAGCGATCTGCCGACCATGTCGCTGGGACAGCTCAACACCCGCGCGATCGGGTTCGCGCTGACCGCACTGCCGACCGAGTATTCCGCCTGATGGACGTCGAGACCATCCGGCGCAAGGCGCTCGCCGCGCGCCAGTTCGACGTGCCGGCCGGGCCCGGCGTGTTTTCTCTGCGCGTGCCGACAAAACTGGAGGCGCAGCTCGCTTACACGCGATCAGCCACGCACGACGGCGCGCGCGATCCGGCGGCGATGCTGCGCACGCAGCGCGCGCTGCTGGTGGGCGCCATCGTCGGGTGGACCGGCGTGCTCGGCTGCCATGTGCTCGACGGCCTTGCCGCCACCGATGCCGACAAGGCCGAGCCGCTGCCGTTCGATGCGTCGGTGGTCGAGCTGCTGCTCGACGCGCAGCCGGATTGGGAGCAGACGCTCTCGACCGCCCTGGTCGAGCGCATCAACGCGCGCTCGGCGGTAGAGGATACAGCCGCAAAAAACTGATTGCCTGGGTCGCGTGGCACAAGGGCCAGCGCGACGCGGCGGGCGTCGAGGCGGCGGGATTCGGCGCGTTGCTGGCAAAGAGGGCGCCCGAGCTCGGGCCGATGGCAAACGTTGCGGCGCACTGCTGGAATTTTTGCGACGGCTGGGCGCCCGAGCGCTGGCCGGTGTACGAGGCGCTGCACCCGGTGTCCGACTGGCACCTGTTGATTGATCTGATGGCCGAAATCAGGAAGGCACTGTAACCATGGCGATAGCAACACTCTCCGTCGATCTGGTCGCCAAGCTGGCCAAGTTCGAGGGCGACATGGGCAAAGCCGCCCGCGCGTCCGAAAAGACCGCGAACCAGATCGCCGGCGCGTTCGGTCTCATCAAGTCGGCAGCTGGTGGCTTGCTTGCCGGCATCGGTGTTGGCGGCTTCATTGCACTGACGCGCGCCAGTATCGACAGTCTCGATGCCCTGAACGATGTTGCCGACGCCACCGGCGCCACCATCGAGAACATCAGCGCGTTGGAAGATGTGGCGGCACGCACCGGCACCAGCATGGACAGCGTCACCACGACGCTGGTCAAGTTCAACCAGGCGCTTGGAAACGCCAAAGCTCACAGCCCGATCGCGCGCGCCCTCGAAGCCATCGGCCTGTCTGTTGCGGAGCTGCGTAGCCTTGACCCCGCCGAGGCGCTGCGCCGCACCGCCGTTGCGCTGAGCCAGTACGCTGACGACGGCAACAAGGCGCGCCTGGTGCAGGAACTGTTCGGGCGCAGCGTGCGCGAGGTGGCGCCATTTCTGAAGGACTTGGCAGAGCAAAGCAAACTTGTCGCAACGGTCACGACGGAGGAGGCACAAGCGGCGGAGAAGTTCAACAAGGAAATATTTGCGATGCAAAAAAACGCGCAGGACCTTGCGCGTGTTCTCGTTGGTCCGCTGGTGACAGCGGTTAACGAAACGGCCGATGCGTTCCGGCGGTCGGCGGCAGAAGGCAAAAACTTCTTTGAGATTGGCCTCGATCGCTACCTGGAGAACGTCCGAGACTTTTACGTCAAACTCGGCGTGATCGAGGCCAAGGCGAAGAACAGTGGCGGCGCGAGCGGCGGGTGGGCCGAGGCTGGCGGCGGGCGTGGGTTTATCAATCCGGCCATTCTGAAGCCGTCCGTGAGTTTCGATGCCGACACGCCCGGCAAATCATCGTCAAAGCCGCGCATTGCAAATCCGAAAGTAGCCAAGGATATCGACCTGACAAACAAGGCGCTTGCTCGGTACATTGACACGCT